AAGAACTGCGCGATCTGCTGCAAGAGAACCGTCTGGGTCAAGCTGCTGCACAGAAGTTGGCATCTGACATCAACGTTTCTGTTCTGTCTGTTGCATCGAACCAAGGCACGATCGTTTCGAAGCGCACCACTGCTGCTGGTGGCTACGCAGACGTTGCTGAAGCCGATGCATTGATGAACGAACAGGGCGTCATGATGGACGGTCGCAACTTCGCGCTGTCTAGCCGTGATTACAACGGCATGGCTGCTGATCTGGCCGCACGTCAGACCATGAACAACATCCCGACCGAAGCCTATCGTCGTTCGTATGTTGGTGAAGTTGCTGGTTTCCAGACCTTCAAAATGGACTACGCAAACCGCCTGACTGCGGCTGCTGGCACGACCGTTACCATCAACGGCGCAAACCAGTATCACGTTCCTGCGGCAACTTCGACTGCGGCAACTGGTGAAACTTCCAACGTGGACAACCGTTATCAGACGATTGCAATCACTGTTGGCGGCGGCACTGTCAAAGTTGGTGACGCGTTCACCATCGCTGGCGTAAACGCTGTTCACCACATCACCAAGCAGGACACTGGACAGCTGAAGACTTTCCGCATCGTGGAAATCGTCACTGGTTCGGGTGGCACTGGCACCGTCAAGATCAGCCCCGCAATCGTTTCCGCACAGGGCGGTTCGGACGCTGAAGAACAGTATAAGAACGTGACTGCAACGCCTGCAAACGGCGCGGCTGTGACCTTCCTGAACACTGTGACTGCGCCTGTTAACTGCTTCTGGCACCGTGACGCGATCGAACTTCTGCCTGCTTCGCTGGCGGTTCCGACCGATGCGGGTGCAGACATCATGCGCGCAACGACCGATCAGGGCGTTGAACTGGTGATGCAGAAGCAATTCGACATCAACACCCAGAAGACCAAGTATCGCTGGGATACGCTGTTCGGCGTGGCACTGGTTCAGCCTGAAATGGCTGGTATCATGCTGTTCTCGCAGACTTAATGATCTTGGGGTGGGGCTTCGGTCCCACCCTTCCTTGATGGGGAAAGTGCTATGCCGTTGAAACAAGGATACAGCCGAAAATCGATCGGCGAGAATATCAAAGCAGAAGTGAAGTCGGGCAAGACCCGCGCGCAGGCAACGGCCATTGCACTCAGCACGGCGCGAAAAGCGGCTGAACGTGCTGGCAAGCCCTCCAAAGCACCGAAGAGGAAGAAAAAATGAGCGTTATGCTGTATAAGCACCCTGGGCCACACGACATTCACGGCGACAAGTTTGATTACATCATTGTTGACGAAGCTGATGTGGACGCGAAAGTAAAAGAAGGCTGGGCCAAATCGACTGACGAAGCGAAGTCTGGCCCTGTTGCAAAGCCCGCTGCAAAGCGCGCACGCAAGCCCAAGACCGAGGAATAAGATATGGCATACACGAAGCGGGACATCGTTAATCAGGCGTTCGAAGAGATCGGTCTTGCTTCGTATGTCTTTGACCTACAGCCGCAGCAGCTTGAAAGCGCTCTGCGGCGTCTTGATAACATGATGGCGACATGGAACGGCAAGGGCATCCGCCTTGGCTATCCGTTGCCTTCTTCGCCTGCTGACAGCGATCTGGATCAGGTGACGGGCGTGCCAGATAGCGCGCTCGAAGCGATGGCCACCAACTTGGCTGTGCGGATCGCGCCGATGTTTGGCAAGACCGTTTCGCCTGACACGAAGGCAATCGCAAAGAAGGCATACACGCAGATCATCACGCAGTCGGCCACGCCGATCGAAATGCAACTTGATAACACTGCAATTCCGTCTGGCGCGGGCAATAAGATGTTCCGTTACAGACAAGACCCATTCCTGCGCGATCCTGTTGATCCGCTTCAAGCAGGGCCAGACAGCATCTTGGATTTGGAGTAAGCACCATGGCAACCATCAATCAACTTTCCGCAACTTCTTCGCTTTCGGGCGGCGATCAGCTTCCTGTCTATAAGCAGGGCCAGGGGGACGCACGCAAGGCATCCATCACGACCCTGATGGATTATGTGAACGCGAACGTCACGACCGTCACCCAGAACACCCAGTATGCAGCGCCTGCGGCCACTGGCTTCAGCGTTACTGTGAACACTGGCAACGTATGGCTGATCCTGACGCCTGTTAGCACTTACGCAGCTGGCGCGATCGTTCTGCCCACTGGCGCGACCGACAAAGACACCGTGACCGTGAACTGCACGCAGATCGTCACTTCGCTGACCGTTTCTTCGGGCGCGACTGTTGTTGGCGCACCGACCACGCTGGCGGCAAACGGCTTCTTCACCATGCGTTATGACGCAGCAACTTCGACTTGGTATCGGATTGGCTAATGCAAATACCCATCCTGAACGGCATTTACGCTGACGCAACGCCAGACTTTCGGACATCATATCCGAAGAACTTGGTGCCTGTGCCAAAGCAAACAGGCATTTCGGCGGGCTATCTTCGGCCAGCTGATGGCATTGTGGAAGCGGGGACTGGCCCAGGGATAAACCGTGGCGGCATCAACTGGAACGGCACGCTGTATCGAGTGATGGGAACCAAGCTAGTTTCGATCGCAGAAGATAACACCGTGACCGAAATCGGCGATGTTGGCACTGGCAACCGCGTGACGTTTGATTATGGATTTACTTATCTGGCGGTCGCTTCTGGCGGTCGTTTGTATCTGTATGACGGAACCACACTGACGCAAGTCACCGATCCCGATCTTGGCACTGTCTTGGACGTTGTTTGGGTCGATGGGTATTACATGACCACAGATGGCGAATTTCTGGTGGTCACTGATCTTGATGATCCGTTCGCCGTGAACCCGCTGAAGTATGGTTCATCTGAAGCTGACCCCGATCCCGTCGAAGGTCTTCTGAAGCTGCGCAACGAAATCTATGCGCTGAACCGATACACGATCGAAGTCTTCGACAACGTGGGAACAACTGGCTTTCCGTTCCAGCGGATCGCGGGTGCGCAAATCCAGAAGGGAACAGTCGGCACGCACGCTAACTGCGTCTTCATGGATAACATCGCGTTCTTGGGTGGTGGTCGCAACGAAGCGCCTTCGATTTACATGGGCGCAAACGGATCGACCCAAAAGATCGCCACGCGTGAAGTTGAAGAAATTCTGGCGACATACACTGAAGCGCAGCTGTCCGTTGCGTTCTTGGAAGAGCGCACAGACAAAGCGCATCAGTTCTTAATCGTTCACTTGCCAAATCACACGCTGGTGTTCGATGGCGCTGCAACGCAAGTCATGGGCCAGCCTGTTTGGTTCTCGCTGTCTTCGACGCTGGTTGGCGAAGGCAAGTGGAACGCCTGCACCGTGATCTGGTGCTATGACAAGTGGAACGTCTGCCACCCCGACACGAACCAGTTTGGATATTTGGATGACACCATTTCTTCGCACTGGGGCATCGATGTTGGTTGGGAGTTTGGGACGCAGATCGTTTACAACGAAAGCAACGGCGTCATCTTTCACGAAATGGAACTGATCGCACTGACTGGCCATGTTGCATCTGGCACGTCACCAACGATCTGGACGCAGTATTCGAGCGATGGCGAAACATGGAGCGTTGAAAAGCCGATCCGCGCAGGGACGCTGGGGCAGCGCGCCAAGCGCCTTGTCTGGCTTCAGCAGGGTCACATGAACAACTGGCGCATCCAGCGTTTCCGTGGCACGTCTGAAGCGCATCTGGCGATCGCAAGGTTGGAGGCGCGGCTTGAGCCGCTGGCGTTCTGATGGCTGATCCAAATGTCCCAACACGAAATCAAATTGCGCGAATTGCTGGTAACGACCCTGAAATGGTCAAGGCGCTTGAACGCCTTTTCATCGTTGCGGGTGATCTTGTCCCTGCTGACATCGCGGCGCTGACGATCCTGATCGAAGCCGCTGCTTATGATGCGGGCGTGGCGCAGAACAAGGCCGAAAGCTATCAGGCGAACTTCCTGAAGACCGATTACATCGACTTCAATCGCGTTGGCCCGCACGTTGCTGCTGCGCGCCGTATGCAGTGGAACGAAGATGATGGAACGATCGATGTTGGCATGAACGCTGACGTGATGCTGCAAGTCGGTCAGGAAATGCACTATTACGCCAAGAACACATCTGGCGGTGACATTCTGAACGGCACGCCAGTGATGTTCACAGGCACGCTTGGCGCATCTGGAAAGCTGACGTTTGGCAAAGCGGTGGCTGACGGGTCTGCACCTGCGATCTATATGATGGGCGTTGCGACCGAAGACATTCCGAACAACGGCTTTGGCTACATCACCAGCTTCGGAAAGGTGCGCGGGTTCAACACAAGCGGCACGCCATATGGCGAAACATGGAATGATGGCGACATCATCTATTTCAGCCCAGCTGCTGCGGGAACGTGGACAAACGTGCGACCAACAGCGCCGAACCTTGATCTGCCCGTTGCGGTGGTTCTGAACGCTGCGACTGGCGGTTCTGGTGAAATCTTTGTGCGCATGAAGACGGGTGAAACTGTCAATTCGCTGCACGATGTTGAAGCTGGATCGCCTTCGGACGGGGACATTTTGGAATACGACAGCGGAAACGCTCGATGGGAAAATGTGGCTAACCCAGGTCGCACATCGAACACGCTGCTTTGGCTGGAGTGCTATTGATGGCATATAACGACATTACACCGACCAAACTTGGACAGGCCGCAATCACCACTGGCGTCACCACGCTTTACACCGTGCCAGCTTCGACGCGCGCATTTGTGAAGAACTTGGATGTTGTAAACACATCAGCAGGCGCTTTGACGTATCGCATCTTCTTGGTGCCTTCTGCGGGAACTGCTGGCACGGCCAATGCGCTGTTCTATGACTTCCCGATCGACAGCAAGGAAAACATCCAGTGGACTGGCACGCAGATTTTGAACGCGGGTGACACGATCCAAATTCAGGCATCTGGCACTGGCATCACCATCACAGCAAGCGGGGCGGAGGCAGTATGACCGTAACACCAACAGTTCTGATCGAACCCAAGCTGGCAGAAGCCACGAACACGGTGCAATACACCGCAGATGGCGTGAACGCGATCGTGGACAAGTTCACAGTGACCAACAACGGCGCAGCGCCAGCGACCATCACGATCAATGTGGTGACGAACCTTGGCACTGCATCGACCGCAAACCGCATTGTGAACGCTCGAAACATCGAAGTCGGGGAATGTTACACTTGCCCAGAAATGGTTGGGCAGGTGCTTGTCGATGCGGATTACATTTCAACGACTGCCAGTGCAGCAACAACACTGACCATTCGTGCTTCAGGGCGCGAGATCACGCTTTAAGGAGATCGACATGGACGAAATTTTTATTGGCTTGCCGCAGGAAAAGATCGTTTCGCCTGCTGAAAACAAGAAGAACCGCAAGCGCGTCATTGATGAATGGCAGCTTGGCCCCGAAAACACATCGATCGAACCGACCGCAAACAAAGAATATTGGAAAGGTTTGGCAAAGGCATGGGGGCTTTCGGAGAAAGAAGCGCGCCGCCGTTTGTGTGCCAACTGCGAATATTTCAAGAACGGCCCGATGATGCAGGCGATGATGGAAAGCATCCCGCTTGATGACTACGATCGTGATGGCGGTGGGCGTGGGTATTGCAAGAAGTTCGACTTCATTTGCCATAACTTGCGTTCGTGCCAAGCGTGGGAAGAGGATTGATCGCAAATGCTTGCAAAATTTTGCAAATTCGGCGATAATGGGGGCGCTGAGATAGATGGCCACCAGCAGCCGCAATCCGCGAGGGGCTGCATGATGCGCGTTCGGCGAGCAAATCACGAAGACAAAAAAGCGTTTGTAAAGCAGGCAGAAGCCTTCTTTGCTGCATCGCCTATGTCTGAACGTGCTGCTTTTGACGAACATGGGTTTGCAAAGTTTTACGATCAAGCATTGGAAAGCGACACGGTTGCTTTCTGGGTCGTGGATCGCGGCGGTGAAATCGTGGGCATCAGCGGGGCGATGACGTTCCCGTTGTATTTTGCCCCAACGATCAAGATCGCGCAGGAACTGTTTTGGTGGATTGAACCCGAAGCACGGGGGACTTCTGCTGGTAAACAGATGATGTTCGAGATCGAAGGCTGGGCTGAACAAGTCGGGGCTTCGCATCTGTTCATGATCGCATTGGAAAACGATCGTTCGAAGACCATGGAGCGCGTCTATGGTCGCAACGGCTTTGCGCCGATCGAACGCACATTCACAAAGGAAATTCGCCATGGCCATTAGCACAGGTCTCGCACTTCTTGGCGGTTCAATCGCTGGCGGTCTGATTTCTTCGAACGCACAAAAGAAAGCAGCCAGCACAGCAGCCGCAGCACAGACACAGGCTTCTGAAGCTGGTATTCAGGAACAGCGCCGCCAGTTTGATGAAGTAACCGCACTTCTTCAGCCTTATGTCGCAGCTGGTGAAAGCGCCCTGACGGGTCTTGCGCCTTATGCCGAGGTTGGTCCTGAAGCACTTGCACAACAGCGCGCATTGGCTGGCTTGGCTGGCCCCGAAGCGCAGCAGGCAGCGATCGCAGCGATCGAAGGTGGCCCGCAGTATCAGGCTTTGGTGCGTCAAGGCGAAGAAGCGATTTTGCAGCGCGCAGCGGCCACTGGCGGTCTTCGTGGCGGCACAACGCAAGCGGCATTGGCAGAGTTTCGCCCGCAAGTTCTTTCTGATCTTATCAATCAGCAATATTCGCGCCTTGGCGGTTTGACTGCGCTTGGTCAAACAACCACGCAGAACATCTTCGGCGCTGGTCAAGCTGCTGCGGCACGACAGGCTGCGGCTGGTCAGACTTCGGCTGCAAACATTTCAAACTTGCTGCAACAGCAGGGCGCGGCATCGGCTGGCGCTGCGCTGGCACGCGGTCAGGCAACGGCAAACTTGTTCGGCGACATCACAGGCACGATCGGCACGATCGCAGGCATGTCGCAGGGCGGCGTCTTCGGTCAGGGGGTCTTCTAAATGGTCAGTCCCATCAATTACACGATGAATGTCAGAAGCCCGTTCGAACAGTCCATTCGTGGCTTTGAATTTGGTCAGGCATCGCGCATCCGTGAAGGTCAAGAAGAACGCGCGCAGGCGCAGGAAGCCCGCACAGCACAAGAATTTCCGCTGTTGATGGAACAGCGGCGTCAAGCAATCGACATTCGTGGTTCGCAAGAGGCCCGTGCAGCTGAACAGTTTCGCTTGCAACAAGAAGAAGCGCAGCGCGCCCGTGAACGTCAGGAACTTCTGCGTAGCCGTTTGACTGATTTGGCTTCAAACCCGAACGCCACTGCAACTGATTACGCTCAGATTTCCGTTGAGTTTCCA